ATCTTGTGGAACTCATAGCGAGCCATGTTGAGTTTTTGGTAGACATTCATTTTGATTCCTTAAATTGTGGTGGATATGGGATGTTAAACGCTTTGCAAAGTTCTTCCATCTTTGCCCAAGCTGTTGGGCTTTCCATGCCCATTGCGTACAGATCGTTTTCGGTCATTGCTTGCACACTTTCTTTGCCAACAGCCATTTGTCTCCGAGGAAACGAATTGACCTAACCCACTGGCGGCAATTGTGTCGCTGTGTGCTAACTGGCACTCCGTCAACGCAGAACAAACTGCGTACTTGTTTCAAGGCTTGTGTGTTCATCGAACGCTCCTAAGTTGTTGAGCCTCTATTGTTAACCCAAAAAACAGGGTTGTCTTTAGGTGTTTTCCCTAATACAAATAACTTTTTTTTCGTGTAATCTTTGCAACATGAATCAACATGACCATGACGAATACGAGGCAAGTGAGGCGTTGCTAGACTACGCAATTTCACTTGTTAACCGTTACACAGACCATCCTGATGATGTAGAAGCCGCTACCAAAGCACTTCTTATCGTCACGCTGGAACATCTTTTCAATCGGAGAATTTACATTGAGCAAATCACTCGCTAAGTTGTACTACCTAGAACAACTGAAACTTACAAACGACCACCATCGCAGGATCGCTAACCGCATGGCAACACGCTTTCAAATCAGTGCCGCAGAAGTTCGTGATGAACTTTTGGAAGAAGGCTACATTGAATTTCAGAAGGTTGTCCGCATGGGTGAAACACAGAAGAACAACTATTTCTATGTTTTGACCGACAAGCAATATTCTTACACAGAGGAGCCAAAAGTCCACAAGACTGTGAGTAACTTCTGGTCTGACGGTACGCCTAAGAGCCGTGGCAATGCTTTTGATCTGTCAACAGCTAAAGGCTTGTTTAGCAAGACTGAACTGGCTGCTTCTGTGAACAAGGGCAAGCCAAACAACTACAACCCACCAGCGCAAATCATTGCATACAGCCGAGCATGACATACAAAACAGACGAGATCAGCCAATGTGCTGGCAAAGACAAACTGCCTACCAAAGAACTGGCGCTGGTCATTGTTGGTCGGCGCAGAGATAACCCAATGGAGGCTTACCGCTGCCCTCATTGCGGGTACTGGCACGTTGGTCACGCAAGACCGAAACAAAAGAGTTTTAAGAGGTCACCAAAATGAGTGGCAAAGGAAGTTCACCAAGACCCTTCTCTGTGTCCGCAGAGGAGTTTTCAAACCGATGGGAAGCCATCTTTTCAAAAGGAAAGTCAAATGTTAACAATGTTCCAGAAAAAACCAGTGGGCCAGATGGCTCGTCTGAAGCTGATCCTGTCACGCAAGGAGGGAGCGTCAGCAGCGGAGATTGCCCGTTACCTACCGACAACCAGCCCTCACAGTAAGTTGGCTCGATTGGAGCGTGAGCATATGTGGACAATCTTGCGTAAAGACAAAGGTGACGGAACAAAACAATATTTTGGTGTTCCACCGAAAAAGTGATATAGTTATCTGAAACCCGGCTACCGAGGAAGTCATGAGCCTCGGGAAAAGTGAACTCCCCACCTGCCGTAGTTTCTTTCAGGGAGATTTGCGGAGTTGCTTTTATGCACTACTACCAGTTCCACATTGGTGACTACAAGTCACACACACATCATTTGTCGATCATAGAAGACTTGGCTTTTCGCCGCCTTCTTGACCACTACTATCTTCACGAACAGCCGATCAAACAGCGTGACATTGCTCGTCAGATTGGCATGAAAGACCATGAACAAGAGGTCTTGACTGTTTTGGATGAATTCTTCTTATCAACAGAAAATGGGTATATCAACCCAAGGGCTGATGATGAAATTGCTAAGTATCGCAAGTTCATTGAAGATGGAAAGCGTGGGGCGGCTAAGAGGTGGCTAAAGGGTGGGGATAGCCCCCCTATTGCTACCCCAATAGCAACCATAAACCATAAACCAATAACCAATAACCATAAACCAAATAGAGAGAGCGCAACTGTCGTTGCTACGCCTGTAGGCGTTTCTGAATCTGTTTGGCAAGACTTTGTAAAACAGCGTAAAGCCAAGAAAGCGGCTGTGACTCAAACTGTCATTGATGGCATACAGCGTGAAGCTGATAAAGCTAATTGGACATTGGATGCCGCAATAGCCGAATGTGTTGTTCGTGGCTGGAGATCATTTAAAGCTGAGTGGGTTGCTCCAAAACAGACTTTTGCCCAACAAGCCGCTGATGTTGCCCGGACAACAGTACCCGCTAGAAACTCTGGCCCTGACCCTGTGCTTCTCCAGATTGAAGCTGACCGACAAAACGCCAAGCCCATGCCAGAGAGTATTCGTCAACAAATCAACCAAGTATTGAGGAAAGTATGAACGAAGACATTATCCGCATGGCGCGGGAGGCTGGTGCAACATCGCCAGTAACAGCAACCATCATGCTGGCTGACGAATCGGTAATACGCTTTGCCGCCCTTGTCGCTGAAGCAGAGCGTGAGGCGATTATTGACCTTGTTGCAATGTACGGTGGCCCAGTTGATCTAGAAGCTGCAATCAGAGCAAGGGGACAAGCATGAACGAAGACATGAAAAACGCATGGGTTGAGATCACTCGCTCATTTGGTGAGCCTACCCGAGAAGAACTTGATTTGTTCTTGCGGACATGGCAAATGGCGATTCAAGCAGAACGCAAGAGATTAGCCCGTGAATGTGGAATGTTGCCTTTTGGAGACACTGCCGCCAGCTTTTCGGTCTGGATTGCCAATGGTGGTAAGCCATGAAACCCACTCGTCAGCAAGCAATACGAGAATTGCTTTTAAAGCACCCTCAAGGGCTTACAAGGCAAGAGATCAGCGATACCCTGAACATCCATGTTGCCAACATCAAAACAGCGATTAAAGGGATGCCAGATGTATTTGTGGACAGGTGGATTCTTGGTGGTCATGGTCAGTACCAAAAGATTTACTGCGCTGTCTATGTCCCTGAAGACTGCCCTCACCCTAAAGATAGGGTTTACGCTAATTACAAACCAAAGACTATTTGGCGAGAATTGTCACCAAGACAAATATGAAAGGTGGTTATGAATGAGTTGGCTCTTTTCGCGGGTGCTGGTGGAGGAATACTTGGGGGAAAACTTCTCGGATGGCGAACAATCTGCGCCGTTGAGTGGGAGCCATATCCAGCAAGCGTATTGTGCGCCCGACAAAATGACGGACTTCTCCCGCCTTTCCCGATTTGGGATGATGTTCAAACCTTTGACGGAAAACCGTGGCGAGGAATTGTTGACGTTGTTTCGGGCGGGTTTCCATGCCAAGACATATCAGCCGCTGGAAAAGGCGCAGGGATTGACGGAGAAAGATCAGGAATGTGGAGCCACATGGCGCGGGTGGTTGGCGAAGTACGACCCCGATTCGTGTTCGTGGAGAACAGCCCAATGCTCGTTTCTAGAGGACTTGAACGAGTCCTTGGCGACCTTACCGCGCTCGGGTATGACACGAAATGGACTGTTATGGGAGCTGCCGATGTTGGAGCAAACCATCAAAGGGACAGAATTTGGATTGTCGGAAAACTGGCCAACTCCGGATGCCAATTGCGGGAAAAGAGGGACGCAACCAAATTGGCAACCGAAACGCAAATCAGGACAAACAGCGCAGTACACAATCAACCAAGCAGTGAGGGACAAAATGTTTCCAACACCGACTTGTCACAACAGCAAGGAGGGAGCCTATCCATCGGAATACAACCGCAAGACTCCTACGCTTGCGACTCACGCTGGTGGCAAGCTGAACCCAATGTGGGTCGAATGGCTGATGGGGTGGCCGCTGGCGTGGACAGACTTAAAGCCATTGGTAACGGACAAGTCCCATTGTGTGCCGCAACAGCATGGAAAGTCTTAACAGCATGAGCAGAAGTTACGCACTGAGAAAACTTTTGGAGCATGGTGGCCTGACCCGCCGAGAGATCATTGAGATCACTGGCTGGAAGGTCAAACAAGTTCACTACACATTGGCTTACTTGGCCCAAATCGAAGTTATCAAGAAAGACGGAAAGAATTGGGTGTTAGGGTAACTACGCATGGCTTACAGCAGAAAAGCAATATCTAATCAAGGCGACAGATACATGATTGAACTTGGTGAAGCGAGAGTCTTGTTCAGGACTTACGAAGCAACAGGTCAAAAGGTGTTAACGCCTGTTCGCATGGAGTGGTTAGAGAAGACCTATGGCGCTGGCGCTGTTGTAAGAATCCGTGAGTACATGAAGAAATTACAAAGTGGTGAACTTGAATGAGATACGCTGCCAGAGTAGACGCTAACCAAGCGCAAATCGTTTCAGCACTGAGAGCCGCTGGCGCTTATGTCTGGATTATTGGTTTACCTGTTGACCTTTTAGTCGGCTACGAAAACCAGACATTTCTTGTCGAGGTCAAAGATGGCCCTAAAAAGCGTTTAACGAAGCTACAGCAAGAGTTTTTTGAAAGTTGGTGTGGTGGTATCGTTTGCCGCATTGATGGCCCTGAAGCGGCTTTACGCATGATTGGGGTTGTAAAGTGAAAGTCACCCTTCATAACGCACAACAAGCGCACACTGTCCTGAAAGATGTTTGGGCCAAGGCCAAGCCTTACTTGCTGGCTGGTAACAAGCTGGTACTGACGATTGAACAAGAATCAAAGAGCCGTGAACAAGAAGAAAAATATCACGCCATCATCAATGACATTGCAAAACAATCCAGCCATTTAGGGGCCAAGTGGAGTTCCGAGGATTGGAAGCGTTTTCTGGTTTGGCAGTTTGCTAAAGAAATCGGGATCAGCACTGGCAAGCTAGTTCCTAGTCTTGATGGCACTGGAATTGTTCAGCTTGGCTTACAAACCCGTAAGTTTAAAAAGCACGAATCAACTCAGTTCATTGAGTGGCTTTTGTCTTGGGCGGCACAAAACGGAGTAACGATAGATGATGTTTCCCAAGCATAACTACATCCGCAGCAAGAAACTGCTGGAGAACGCTAGGAAGATTCCTTGTATGCACTGCGGTGCTGATGATGGGACAGTCGTAGCGGCTCACACGAATTGGGGTGGCGGCAAGGGTAGAGGCATTAAGGCTGATGACAACTTGATCGCAAGTCTTTGCTTTCACTGTCATAGCCAGCTAGATCAAGGCTCGTCTATGTCCAAGACAGAACGCATGGCAATGTGGTTTGATGCTCACTACCTGACTGTTCACGCCCTAAAAGTTCGTGGTTTGTGGCCTGACGATGTACCACTACCTACGGGTTTCCACTAATACACAAAGATGATTTGCCAGATCACAATTGAGGCTCATTAACCAAGGAATGATTATGAAAATCTCTCAAGTCACTGGAAAGTACACCTACAAGACACTCTTGAACGATGGTATTGTCACTGTTGAATTTGAAATCGTAGATACATCTGATGACTACATCGGTAGCTACCAAGTGGAGTGTCACGGCATCTTTTTTGAGGGCGTAGACATCACGGATATTTTGTCTGGTGAGCAGTATCAAGAACTGGTTGATGACGCAGAAGCAGATTGGAGGGCGTGATGCAAATATCTATCGCCATTGTCGTATGGGCCGTAACAGTCACTCTAGTGCTGTTATTTGCTCCTAGAACTGACCAAAGACGCATTGACTGCGAACAGGTTGAATTTCACCCTGACTACACACCAAAGATGAAACAGCAGTGTAGAGATAGGATCAAGCTATGAGAAACGTCAGCGGATACCTAACAGACGATGGCAGATTCTTTCAGGACAAGAAAGAAGCAGAAGCCCATGAACGACTGCTAGGGGTGAATAAGCTGATTGAACAGTTTGTCCAAATGAAGTGGTCTAAAGGCGACAGCATTGACGAGTCGCTACAGGCTTGGGAACGATACAAAGCGGAGATGGCGAAATGACTAAAGACGAAGCATTGGACTTGGCGCTTAAATCTTTGGAGCACATGCTCGAAGACGCTAAGCAAGAGCGTTTGACTGTGGAATATTGGAACGAGTGTGTTGATGCCATCACCGCCATCAAGCAAGCCCGTTCAGCACCTGTGCAGGAGCCTGTGACAACTTTGTTTGGCAGCTTGCCTGTGTATGACACTCCACCTGTGCAAGAAGATTGGGGGCCGGGGCCGCATGAATGCCACAGCCTGACCGCAGCACCTGTGCGAGAGCTGCCTGACGATGAATTGACGCAAGCACTGATTGAGCGTGACGAAGCAGAAAGCACTGCCAACGAACTTGCGCAAGCAATCGCCCAGATCACGGGAGAAGACATTGGAGAACACACCAGCGCAAACTTCCCGTGGCGCAATGCGCTGGATGCCGCAGAAAATTGGTTGTGCCATCCACCCGCAGCACAGCGGCAATGGGTTGGGCTGACGGATGAGGAAATCACTGCTTTGAAGCACAACGGCAAGAGATACATCAGTTCGCAAGACTTTGCTCGAGCAGTCGAAGCCTTATCAAAGGAGAAGAACACATGAACAGCCAACAACTGCAAATTGCAATTGATAAATGTATGGTCATCATTGTTGAAAAAGGAACAAACTTAAAGCATTACCAGCCTCATTTTTACGAGAGGCTGTGTGAAGTCACGTTGAAAATGTTAAATGTTCAAGCGACAAGGGCTGGATTGGTAAATCATCCAACAATTCAACTCAAAGAGAAGAACACATGAGGCCAGATAGCCCATGTATAGCAGTCTGCACCACTCTCTATGACGAAGTTTGTAAGGGCTGTGGACGCACCTACATGGAGGTGGCTTTATGGAACTCTATGTCAGAGATTGAGAAAGAAGAAATCTGGCAACGCATCGACAAAGAAGCCACTGCATGGCGATACAACACATACAAAGACAGAGTGAAATGAGAAAGAAATCAAAGTACAAACCCAAGGGAGTCCGTCTTGACGCTGTTAATTGGGTGATCGCAGGGATGAAACCAATATCCAGTGTTGGTGACGCTATCGTTATTCTGAAGGCCAAGAATCACTCAGCACTGACAGAGGTTGTCCAAGGCCGTGGAAACCGTGACCAGATAGATGTGCTGATCGGCGCACTCAACATCTGTGAGGCTTTTGCTGTTCACGGGAAAGGAAGCGATTGGCTACCAGAGATCAAAGAAGCACAAGATGCGCTTTATGACATGGCACAAAGAGGCGTAAACACGGAGAAGTTTTTATTCCGTGGCCCTGAGATGCAAGCCGTTAACTTGGCTATGGATATTCACGATGCCCAACTGGATGCGGCAACCGTAAAAGAACTTGAGGATATGACCAACTTTGTGACAAAGCAGATCATCCTCAAGAAAGCTAGACCTATTGTCAGTAAACAAGAATGTCAAAGTACGCCAGAGCAAATGCTGCCAGCGTAAAGCCAAGACCGACTGCCAAGGTAATGTCTGCGATTGTTTCTTTGTTCATAATGATTCCTTAAATTTGAATTTCTGTCAGTCTTGTGGGGGTGTTGATCCTGTCCCACTTCTCTAAGTCTTCAGGCCATTGAAGCGCTCTTTCAAGTTCTTCATATTCCTCTATCGTTAGCTTGATGACCTTTGCATCTTTGCTTTTTGTTTCCTCGTCCATTGAGTTCTCCTGTTGTTGATGACTCTATTATCCTCTTATCCACAAAAAATTCCATTAGGACAAACCCTAATACACAACTCGCCAAAAGTGTGCTAGTGTTGTAAAATGCGGGTAACTGGAGAACACTA